ATCGCGTTGGCCTTGCGCCAGTACATTCCCTCATAGGTCACCCACTTTAGCTTCATAAAAGCAGCCTCGGGCAACCCCTCTACCTTTACTTCATCATTGCTGCCAATGTATTTCTTGGCATTCAGGTACATATCTAATCCCATGTTCTATCTCCTTGGTTACAGGGCAATGTCGCCCCACAAACCCAGCACGCTGGGCTTGTAGAGTTCACTCAAACTCCTTCGGTATGTCAACCTCGTAGCCCAGTTTGCCTTCTACATAACATCTCATCGCAGCAATGAGCGGTGTTGGGCCTGTTGCACCCCATGCCTGTTCGGGGGACAAGTCGTAGGATGCAAACCATATCCCTTGGTCATCGCATTCGATGCCGATTCGTTCCCTCTCGATGATCGGGCCACCAACAGCCCAGTCGGTTGAGAAAAATCCAACGCCGTAGTCCCCCGTTGTACCCACCGCCCAATCAAGTGCGGCTCTGGTCAGTTCATTAGTTTTCATTACTTACTCCTTGGTTAAGACAATACGGTAATCGCTGGCGTTATAGTCCGGCATCTCCAGCAGCAGGTCATCCAGCGCGTACTGCGCCTCCCTGCGTGTATGAAAGATCAGTATCTTGCCGTCCTCCGACCAAGTATTTACCCACTCTCCGCCAAAATGCAAAGTTTCAACTTCCCACATGGCTTGCCTCCTTTAGTTGGTCAAACGGCTCCAGCATTTCATCGAACTGCGCCAAGACACTTTCCCTCGTACCCTTGAGGCCGAATTCCTTTTTAATGATGGCGTAGAAACTGCGTCCGCTGCGGCGTAGCCCCTTCACCTCCAGCCGCAGGCCAGCGCGTAAAGTCAGCATCCTGAATTGCAGGATATGGTTTTGGTCTGTGATGATCATTCAATCCTCCTCGATTTGGTCATCTACATCTGATTGCGAGTACCACTCCAAAATCTTGGGGTCATATCTGCTCATTACTGCCTCTTGGCACTTCGCGCACACTCTGGCAAGTGGAATGCCCCTGCCGTCATGCTCCCACCAGCTATCGGCGCGGGTATGGTCACATTTCATTGCTCTCTCCTTTGATCAAAATAATATCGTCATCTATGTCTGCTGGCTCAATATCAGGCCCACCGGCAAAGCGCAAATAGCTAGTGTCTACCGTGTATTCGTAGTCCATCGCAAAGCCTTTTGCATCTTCCGCTGATTCAGCCTCTACCAGCACTTCAACAACATAAAATTGGCGTACTGCGTATGTGTTCATTTGATTCTCACTATTGGAATAACGCGGCTTGCGCGTTGGTTGACGATTTTTGTCTTTGCACCGTGAGCGCGAAAGCCCACAATGCTCTTGCGGTCTGCCTTTTGGCATAGTTGGCACACCTTGCAGGTAGTGTCTCCGGTCTGTGCAGGACAGATAACGATTGGCCTTCCCGCGGGGGTAAACGAATGCACAGGCGTATCCATAGGCACGATACACACCACCGGCCCCGCAGCAAGGTCAGCCAGATCATCAGCGTCTCCAGCATCGTTCGCGGACAAGTTAATTGTGTAGCCCCATGCGTTGGCATGACGTATCCACTCGATGGCCTGTGGGCTTCTCTTGTGCGTGTAAGTGAAGCCTCGGCGTCCAGCGTTGGCACGGACAATCAGCCCCAGTTCGTAGGCGTCAACCCATTCACCCTTGCCCACTAGGTCGCCCACCACCTCTCCGCGCCACAACTGGCCTTCCGGCAGCGCGGCTATCTTTGCCGCTAATGCTACAGTGGACAGGCCATTGCGGTCAGCCCGATTCCACGCTAGGGACGTATGGTAATCATCCCCATAGCAGCCTTTTCGGTACAGGGCGCAGGAGGGCGGGCAGGATTTTCTCTCGCGGTAGGTCACAGGGATTGCACCCACCTTGGAGTTGCTGCTCTTCTCAACGAACAGCGTTCTCACGCAGCCTCCAGATACGTTGTGATTAAGTAACCCACCAGCACTCCGCCCAGCGCGATACTTGCGGTGGCAAACAGGCCTTCGGTCTGCAGGCCAAAGACAAAGGACAGGGTAGCCACTACAGCTATACCAATGTCCGCGATGATCGTTGTTTTATCCACGTCTATCTCCTTGTTACAGTTCCGGTCAATGTTGACCCGTTAACCCTGCACGCGGGGCTAACAGGGAACATTAGCGCGGTTCGATTGAGAATGAGTTATTGCCGAAGAAGTTAGTCACTTTCTCCTGCACCAAATCGTCAAGGTCAATTTCATCCTCGATCACCTTTTTGATATCGTCCGTAATGTCCACGTTGTCACCGTACCATGAGTCCATACTGGCGGCGAGGTTGCCGTCTAGCCATACTTCTAGCGATGACAGTATCCGCTCGTCCATCTTGTCTCTCAGCTTGTCAGCGGCCCAGCTATCAGCGGCAGCGTCAAACTTTTCAGCAAAGACGTTGTCCATGCGGTCTGCAAGGTTGTCATCCGCCCAGCTATCTATAGCAGCGTCAAACTTGTCCGCAAAAACGCGATCCATGTCGGCCAGCGCAGCATTCACCCGCTCGTCCACTAGACCCAGCAGCGCGGTAACTGGGTCGGGCTTTGCAGCCAGTTGCGAGCGCAGATCCCGCACCTCGGCGGCGTGTTTGTCGTACACCGCAGCCAGTTCGATTGTGTGCTGTTGGATTGCCGTGTTCAGCACGATATGGACAGCGGTACGCATGGCAATAGAGTCGGAAGTAGACATCGCTTTGCCGTACAGGTCGTTTGCCTGCGTCAATGCCTCGTTTAGGTTTGAGCGCGTGGCAAATAGGTTGTTGGCGTAGTTGGTAAGCATGATCATCCTTTGGTTTGTTGAACAAGACCCCCGAAGGGGTTTCGGCTATTGAAGCCTCATCAGTTGTTCTTCTTGATCACGACTACCGTGCCGTAGTTCGACACTCCCCGAACATAGTTCAGCATTGTCCAATGGGGATAGTTGCCGCTCTCTTCTCGCTCCTCTGTGTAGCATTGATCCCAAATTGCGTTCGCAATGGGATAGCCAAGCATTTCCTCGAAGCGCTTTAGCGCTTTTGCCGCAGTCTTGTAGTTGCGGGTGGACGTTCCGTCAACGTCTTGCGTGGTTACTGTGTACATCAGTTTGCCCCTGCTTTGATAGCCAAGCACTCAGCGTAAGTGCCAGTGAAAACGATGCGATAAGAGTTGCGGACAACATCACCCTTGCAAACAATGATGTTGCCAAAACGATTAGCCTGAGCGGTATACATGGGTCTATCTCCTTTGGTCATACATGGTACGGGATTGCACCATGTATGATATTTCACCACAGATATTCCCGTTTGTTTCACTCCAACCAAAAATATTTTCGGGGTCACTCCGTTGTCCAGGCACAGGGCGCAGTCACCCAGTTCGTGATAGAGTCGGCGTGTTCTCAATTCATACCGCACACACACTATGGCAAGACAGGCAACGCAGAAACTAACAAGGGCGCAGATCAAAACCGGCTTTGACTCGATCCCAATAGAGACACTACTAAGTAGCGGTACAGGCAAGACACCACAGCTAACAACAAAACAGAGAGAGTTTGCTCGAGGTGTAGCAATGGGTAAGACTAAGGCCCAAGCATACAGAGACAGCTACAAGGCAGACCCAGCACCGTCCACAATCCTCTCAGACCCGTACACGGTTGCAGCGCATCCTAGGGTTCAGCGTGAGATCGAAGCGTACAAACTGGCGATAGAGGCAGAGAAACACCGAACCCCTCTACAGCTAAAGGCATTGCTGATCCAACAGCTTGTAGCGCACAGCTTGGACGATGATTTCCCCCCATCCGCTAGGGTACAGTGCTTGAAGCTACTAGGCTCACTGTATGAGGTGGGCGCATTTGTAGAGCGTAAAGAGATCACAACAGTTAGCCGCAGTGATGACATACGCACTCGCTTGCTGGATAGGCTGCGGACTGTAACAACCGTTACAGATGTACAGCCAGAGGACGCGCTAGACCTGCTTGCTGAAATTCAGAGCGGTAGGCAGGCAGCAGACCCCACCGTACCCGTACCCCCGCGTTCGGGCGGGGCTGGGCACGCTTCGCCCCCACATAGTATTCCACACAAACAATCCCAGCCAGAATCTTATGAAGACGATTTCGACCAACTGTAACAAGTGTTATAGAGAACACCCCCCCTTGTGTTTCTGTACAAAAAGAGGGTGGGGGGTATATTTTTTTACTGTAACGGTTGGTACAGTTAGACTGTAACGACTGTAACAAGAGCTATAGATGACTGTAACAACTGTTATAGATGATCAACAATGTTATAGAAACAATGAAGCATCCTAGACTGCTACACACTGTAAAGAAGAAGGACTACTATATGACTGAGAAGCAGAGGACTGTATTTCTTGTTATAGATGAGTTTTGGAAGGAGTTTGGGTATGGTCCTTCTATAGATGACATCATGTATCAGACAGGGGATAAAGGAAGGGGTAATGTTCACAGGGTTGTTAAGAAGCTTTGTGAGTTGGGGATTTGTAAGCGAATGAGCCGTAGTGCAAGGAGCGTGCGGCCTAGTTATCTTTCTATGAGGAACGTATGAACACAGAACCAGAGAACGCGCCAGAGACTGTACCGGATGTTACAGTTAAGACTGTACCAGTTGCTCCATTAACTGTAACAAGTGGTATAGATGTGCAGGACATGCCACCAGTCATGCCTAACGACATGCCTACAGATGAAGACTACCTTGCGGCTCTTGGGCCTTGTGGTAAATGAACATAGACGCGCTTAGCAAGGCAATAGCCCTTCTGCCGATAAACGAGCAGGAGTCGTTTTTTGACGAGCTAGATGAGTACAGGGCTAGTCTTCTTAGGGAAGAGGCGCAGAAGGATTTTTTAAAGTTTACTTACGCTATGTGGCCGGGGTTTATAAATGGACGCCACCATAAGGTCATGGCTAAGAAGTTTGAGGAGATCGCCTCTGGGAAAGTAAAGCGCCTCATCATAAACATGCCACCCCGACACACCAAGTCTGAGTTTGCCTCTTACCTATTACCGGCTTGGTTCCTAGGGAAGTACCCTAACAAGAAGATCATCCAGACCTCTAACACGGCTGAGCTCGCGGTAGGTTTTGGCCGGAAGGTCAGGAACTTGGTTGGGAGTGAGCAATACGCCAAGATCTTTCCTAATGTAAATTTGAGACAAGACAGCAAGGCCGCTGGCCGTTGGTCTACAAATAAGGATGGGGAATACTTTGCTATCGGAGTAGGTGGAACTGTAACGGGTAAGGGCGCTGATCTACTTATTATTGATGACCCACATTCGGAGCAAGAAGCAGCTTTAGCCTCGGGAGATCCGTCCGTGTTTGATAAAGTGTACGAGTGGTACACATCAGGTCCCCGCCAGCGTCTACAGCCTGGAGGGTCCATAGTCGTTGTTATGACCCGCTGGGCCAAGCGAGATCTGACTGGTAGGATTATTAAGGCATCTGTTGAGAAAGAAGGGAACGACGACTGGGAGGTGATTGACTTCCCAGCCATCCTTCCTAGTGATAAACCTTTATGGCCGGAATTTTGGAAGCTAGAAGAACTGGAGGCGCTTCGCTCAGAACTTCCAGTCGCTAAGTGGAACGCTCAGTACCAACAAAGTCCCACCTCAGAAGAGGGTGCGATAGTTAAAAGAGAGTGGTGGAAGGAGTGGACAAAAGAGGACCCACCGCGGTGCGAGTTTATTATCCAGAGCTGGGATACCGCCTTCTTAAAGACAGAGCGGGCTGACTATTCGGCTTGCACTACCTGGGGCGTGTTCTATATGAACGAGAACATAGAGGACGCTAATATCATTTTGCTAGATGCTTTTAAGAGGCGAATGGAGTTTCCAGAGTTAAAGGAAAAAGCATTCAACCACTATAAAGAGTGGGAGCCAGATGCGTTTATCGTAGAAGCAAAGGCTTCTGGAGCGCCGTTGATCTTTGAACTGCGTGCAATGGGCATACCTGTTCAGGAGTTTACGCCAAGCAGGGGGAATGATAAGATGGTGCGAATTAACTCTGTATCTGATCTCTTTGCCAGTGGTAAAGTTTGGGCTCCATCTACGCGCTGGGCTGATGAGTTGATGGAAGAGATGGCTGCTTTTCCTAACTCCGACCACGATGACTTGGTTGACTCCGCTACCCAGGCACTGATTAGATTTAGAAAGGGCGGATTTATTCGGCTGGAAACTGATGAGAAGGATGAGATCCAATCATTCCGGCGTAAAGCATCTTACTACTAAGGACAAACATGTCTATCGAAAAATCACTATACGCGGCTCCTCAAGGTTTGGAGTCACTAGCTCCCTCTGAAGGTATTGAAATTGAAATCGTAGATCCAGAAGAAGTTACCATTGATATTGGCGACATGGAGATACAGATTGGCAAGGAAACAGAAGACAATTTTTATGCAAACCTAGCTGAAGAATTAGATGAATCAGTAATAAGTCAGCTTGTATCTGATTTAGTCTCAGATTTTGAAGACGACATTAACTCCCGAAAAGAATGGATGCAAACCTATGTAGATGGTTTGGAGCTTTTGGGTATGAGAATTGAAGAACGCGCAGAGCCGTGGATTGGGGCTTGTGGTGTTTACCACCCACTTTTGTCAGAGGCGGTGGTTAAGTTCCAAGCCGAGGTGATGATGAGTACCTTCCCGGCTGCTGGCCCGGTCAAGACTCAGATTATTGGCAAAGAAACCACAGAGAAGAAGCAAGCGGCTACCCGCGTTGCGGCTGATATGAACTATCGGCTTACAGATGAGATGACAGAATTTAGGCCAGAGCATGAACGCATGTTGTGGGGCTTGGGCTTGGCTGGAAATGCGTTTAAAAAGGTTTACTTTGACCCTAGCCTGGACCGCCAAACGTCAATTTTTGTGCCGGCGGAGGATTTGGTTGTGCCTTATGGCGCATCGGATCTACAAACTGCTGACCGCGTTACTCACGTTATGCGTAAAACGGAGAATGAAATCCGAAAACTTCAGGTTGCCGGGTTCTATCGAGACATTGACTTAGGTGAGCCTAACAATAACCTTGATGATGTAGAGAAAAAGATTGCAGAAAAGATGGGATTCCGTGCAACTACGGATGACCGCTTCAAACTTCTTGAAATTAACGTCAACTTAGACCTAGAGGGGTTTGAAGATGAAGATAAATACGGGGAAAAAACTGGAATTGCCTTACCTTACATCGTTACTATTGAAAAAGGTAGCCAAAAGTGCTTGGCAGTACGTAGAAATTGGAATGAAAAAGATAAACTCAAAAATAAACGCCAGCATTTTGTTCATTATGGCTATGTACCAGGGTTTGGTTTCTACTGCTTTGGTCTTATTCATCTAGTAGGTGCGTTTGCCAAGTCTGGAACCTCTATTCTTCGTCAATTAGTAGACGCTGGAACCTTGGCTAACCTACCCGGTGGCTTTAAAACCCGTGGGTTACGTGTAAAGGGCGACGACACGCCTATTGGACCAGCAGAATGGCGAGATGTTGACGTTCCTAGCGGGACTATTGCTGACAACATCATGGCTCTCCCATATAAAGAGCCAAGCCAAGTGCTGGCAATGTTGTTAGACAAGATCGTAGATGAAGGCCGGAAGTTTGCCTCTGCTGCAGATATCCAAGTAGCTGATATGTCGGCCAACTCTCCCGTTGGGACTACGTTGGCTATCTTAGAGCGCACGCTCAAAGTGATGACAGCCGTTCAGGCGCGTATTCACTACTCATTCAAGCAAGAGTTAACTCTAC